TGAAATTAAAAGTTGCCCACCCTGTACACGGCAGACCGTTTACCCCTGAGTTGACAATGATTGTTGATGGGGCAAGTCGAAAAATCGTGGGCTGGTCGCTGTCGTTGAGTGAAAACGCTTTTGCGGTGCTAGATGCGTTACGACACGGTATTGCGACACACGGTGTGCCAGCGATTTATTACTCCGATAACGGTGGTGGTGAGAAAAATAAAATACTTGATGCAGAGGTCACAGGGATTTTACCACGTTTCTCTATCCACCACGCAACAGGGATTGCAGGTAATCCGCAAGGGCGTGGGATTATTGAGCGGTTAAATAAGACGGTGGGTTTACGAATTGCCGAGCGATTTGAAACTTACTACGGCAAAAATGCCGATCCTGAAGCTACTCGTAAGATGTTGGCTAGACAGTTGGCGTATGCGAATGCAAAAAATGGCAAGGAACTGACCGCTTTACAGAAGAAAGCTCGCAGAGAGTTGCCAAGCTGGGAAGAGTTGAAGGCAGTTATTCAAGAAGTGATTGATTGGTACAACAATGAGCACGTTCACAGTGAAATTCGCTGTACGCCAGCGGTGAAATACCAACGAGTGACCGACATTGAAAAAGTGGTGTGGTTGAGCGATGTGGAATTAAGGGATATTCAACGTCCTGAATTTATCCGCACAACGAATAGAGGCTTGATTGAGTGGAACAATCATAAGTATTTCAGCTTGAATTTGTTGGATTACCAAGGGGAGGAAGTTGTTATCGGGGTGGATATTCACGATCCGATGTGGGTGCAGGTGCGAACCAAAGACGGACGGTTTATCTGTAATGCCGAGTTTGAAGGGCATAAACGAGATGCGTTTCCGCAGTCCTTTGTTGAGCAGAAGCGTGAGGAGCGAGCTAAAGGCAGACTTAAACGGAAAGAGCAACAAGTGGCAGAAATTATGGCAGAGCGTAATCCTGTTATTACGATTGAACACCAGCAAAGCGAGTTAATAACCACAAGTTATCAACCAAAACGAGAAAAAGTGTCTGTTCGTCCTATTTTTACCAGTGTGGTAGAGAGGGAGGAGTGGGAGAAGAAACAAGCATTAATTGAAGCCGTAGGCTAAGGGGAAATAATGAAGAAAAGTGAATTATTAAAACAGTTTCAACGTGAAGAACAGTTAAACGTTGAGCGTAAAAAGGTGCGTGAGGCAAGACGTGCGGAGTTAAATGCACCTTTAAATAATAGGGCGACCTGTTTAGTTGAGTTTAATGGAGTGGCTTTTGAGCTTTTTCTTGAAGTTCGCAAACTTGCTCCATTAAAGGCAAATACAGATCGTCCGCTACTTGAGAAAGTGTATCAAGCGTTTGCGAATCCACACCTTCCGCCTCAAGTAGATCCAGTTGCATATCAACAACATTTGAAAAATCACTTAGGGCTTGCTCTGCAATCTCTGGTGATAGGGTTGCTAATTGGCGAAATAGAGAGTGAACAAGCTCAGACTGAATACCTTGTATCCCAGTTAGCAAAACGAGGAGTGAATGTAGCTCTGATTTAGTGAGTTTATTAAGGTCAGGTGGAGTTTTAAGCATAACGAAGCCTGTTGATGAAAAAAGAGACTTTGATTATAGGAAATAAGCGATGAAAAACCAACTATTAAAAGATTATATGGAACGCACCAAAATTGGGCAAAAAGAGGTTGCAAATAAATTAGGCGTGTCGATTGCTACGGTGAGTTTGTATTTGAGGGGTGAGTATGATGGCAATGTTGAAGAGTTGAATATTAAGGTGGAGCAGTTTTTGGCTCGCCAAAAAGACAAGGTGCTTGAGTATAAGGTGAGTGCGGAGTTTGTGCCGACTTTTACTGCTCGTCAGATTATGGCAACTATTCAAGAGGCACACATTGAGGGTGATATGTGTGCAGTGTATGGTGCGTCAGGTTTGGGTAAAACGCAAGCGGTGTTGCAGTATGCGAAAGAGAATACAGGGGTAATTTTAATTGAGACCAATATGAGCTACACCGCAAAAGTGCTGTTGCAGAAAATCAGTGAAAAACTGAATTTAAGCAACCGAGGTACGCTTGATCAGCTGTTTGATGGGATTGTGGCAAGGTTAAAGGGTAGTGAACGGGTCATTATCATTGATGAGGCGGAGAATTTACCTACTCGCTCGTTGGAGTTTATTCGCCGTATCCACGATGCAACTAAAGTGGGTGTTGCATTGGTTGGGACTGAGCGTTTGTTAATTAACTTAAAAGGCAGGCATAACGATTTAGCTCAAGTGTATAACCGCATTTGGCGAACGAGTTCCCTTGGTAATGCGTTACCTGAAAAGGATTTGCATTTATTGACAGAAAGAGCATTGAACACAGGGGAATATAACGAGTTATTTTTTAAACATAGTCAAGGTAATGCGAGACGTTTGAACAAGTTGATTCGTGGTGTGGTGCGGTTAAGTCATATCAATGAATGTCAAATTGATGAACGGTTGATTAAAGAGTATACCAAGATGTTAATTAGCTAGGTGGCAAATGAGATACCGTCAGATCTATGCGGCGTATCGTGGCGAAGAGAATGTGGCTGACGGTACAGCCGAAGAGTTAGCAATCAAGTTAGGGGTGACAGCAAAAACGGTGCGGAAATGGTCCACGCCGAGCTATCACCGAAGAAATAAAGGGCAACGGGTGATCGTTGTGAAGTTGGGAAAAGAAAAGGTGGTGTGAGATGGCACGCACAATTAATAGAGCAAATCAGATGGCGGTGAAGTATTTACGCCAAACACAAAAGGCGATTGGGCATATCAATGCGTTAGGTTTTACGGTGTTGATGATTGATTTTACGAAGATTAAACCACGAATCAAGGTGGATATTTCAGGTAATGAGGGGGTGGCAAGAGCGTTAATTGAGTCAAGAAAAGCACACTGGTATGCCCAAGGGCATAGCGAAGATTTAGGTAGATGGAAAGGTTACTACACGATGATTGAAGGGATTAGAGTGTGGTGGGAAGCGAAAGTTTAGGAGTTAAGAAAATGGCAAAACAACCCACAAAAACCCGAGTAAAACAACCAGCAAAACTGCGTTTTACCACGGAAGAGCAAGTGCAAAGTGCGATTAAAGAGATCGGGGATTTAAGTCGTGAGCATACCCGTTTAACGACGGAGATGAACGATATTATCGCAGACACCAGTGAGCGTTACGCCCCTGAGTTGAAACGTTTACAGGCAGAGATTGAGCCGTTACAGCAAGCCGTGCAGGAATACTGCGAAGCTCACCGTGATGAATTGACGGAAAACGGCAAGAGTAAAACCGCTAACTTTGTGACAGGCGAAGTGCAATGGCGACAACGTCCGCCTTCTGTGGCAATTCGTGGGGCGGATGCGGTGCTTGATTTTATGCAACGTATGGGCTTTGACCGCTTTATTCGCACCAAAAACGAAATCAACAAAGAAGCCCTACTGCTTGAGCCTGAAGTGGCAAAAGGGATTGCTGGCGTGACGATTAAGCAAGGGGTGGAAGATTTTGTGATTAAGCCGTTTGAGCAAGGGGGGAAGTGATGGATTGGGGAAGTGTTATTTTTCTAAGTGTTTTTATCGCTTGTATGTCGTGGGTTATTGTTACTTTTATTAAACATTAAAACCTATTTAAGGAAAGTTTATGACTAAAGACGAGATTATGGCTGTGCTGAAAAAAAACGGTTTTAAGTTAGAGCTTAATGATGGTGTAGTTTTTGGTTTTATCAAAAACACCACAACCATTATGGTTAGTATGCTTGGGGCAAATACTACTTTTTCAGTGAAATTCAATGGTCAAGGAAATAAGCACAAATCAATAAAATTGATGAATAGACTATTTCCAATGGCTTTATATAAAGAGATTAATACTCCTATTGCAGCAACTTATTTCTATTTAGATGAAACTCACTAGATTTATTTAAAGCTCATTTAAACGCTCTTTAAGAGCCCGATTTTAAGGGGCGTTCATAATGTGTTTTAACCATAAGGGGAAAGAAATGAAAAAGAAACCAGATGCACTCAAACGTGAGCGGTTTAAGTATTTTAGTGAGCTTGCTTCAACACTTGAGCGTGAAGGCAAGTATTTACAGGCAGGCGATGCGTGGGATAAGGCGTTAAAGTTTGCGACGAATCCACTTAATCAAAAGTGGTGCGAAAGCCGTTGTGAATACTGTAATAAAAGAAGCTAAGGGGTAAATGATGACCGATAGCGAAAAAGGACAAATAAAAGACCGCTTGTATGACCTGATTGAAAAGCTACAAGGGGCGACGGAATTAGTCGAAATGGACGATTTGGCACTGGCTGGCGTGGTTTTGATGGACGTGGCTGGGCAGATTCAGAGAGTGAAGCTTAAATTATCAACTAACCAAGAGGAAAACTAAGATGAAAAACAGTGATTTTATTCAAATGACACAATGCAACATTCATAGCATTAAGTTCCCTGTGGACAATGTGAAAGAAGTGTTAGAAGGGGCTACTTTTGAGCCTGCGGACAGTTATACCACCATTGAGTTAGTCAAAAATCCGATGACAAATACGAAAGTGTTAGAACTGGATAATGGGTTGTTCTTTACTTTGCGGACAACCTTTAAAAAAGTGACTAAAGAGTTACTTTCAGCCAAAATTTATGAGCTGAAAAAATCAGAATCACTTCGAGATGAAAGACTGCCGAAGATTGTACCGAATACTGATAAAGAGTGGCGACAAACTGCCGAAGCTCATTTACTGCAAGTTGTGCCATTTTCGAGCGAGTTAGTCAATGTGTTTTACTGCCCTGAAAAAGAGCTACTTTTTACAAATAACCGCTCTAAGCATAGCCGTTTAGCGTTGAACCACTTGATTAAATTATTTGAACTTGCAGGTTTTAAAAGCATTGTTGTGTCGGAAGAAAAGTTGGGTTTAAACACTAAACTGACTAATTTTTTAGAAAAAGGCGAACCGCTTTTTAAATATCTACATTTCCAGCACGAAGCGACCTTGCGTAAGTTAGCAAACGACAATGAAGAGTTTTTGACTTGTCGCCATTTAGATACGCTAGACGGTAAAGCAAAAGCGTTAGGGGCGTTACAAAATGGTTTTCGTGTGCAATCTATGGTGATGCGTTATGAAAGCGAAGAAGCGTTTATTGTAAATTTTAAGTTGGACGAACATTTAAAAATCCTCTCGATGCGTTTTACCGAATATGCCGATATTGCTCGTCAGTTAAACGGTACAAGAGAAGCACATAAGCACGCTATTTTAACGGAATACCTTGAAGGTCAGCTTAATGCCTTACTCAAAATTGCAAGTGCTACGGTGCTGGAGTTTACAGGGGAAACGAAGTTAGAGAGTTTTGTTTAATATGCATAAATACGAATACATTAAACTGGATTGCGATGATGATCCAAGTAAAGAAGAAATATTTGAGCAGAACCAAGATGAAAAATGGGAAGACTTTGAAAGTATTCATACTTTGTTTGGTTTTGTCGCTGAAGAGATCCTAGCGAAGAATTATTCTAGTTGGGGGATTTATGAGGAAGATGAAGGAGTTTGCCTTGCGATAAGAAAGAAAGGTAGTAAATCCTTTGAAGTTTACTGGGTTAGTGTTTGCTATCGGTTTGATACTCAAAGTGCCATTATTTTTGACGAAGATGATTTGAAAGACAAGGAGGAAACTATGTAACCACTAAAAACCACTCACACCGCCCCACACTATTTTTATCGGCAGGGCCTAATGAAATTGTGAAATGCACTTGGGGCGGTGGTTGAGAGAATAGAGATAAACGACAGCGTTTATCTCTGTTTTCTTAGGGAGGTGCAAAATGAAATTGTGTCGTTGCCCGATTTGTCACTCAGATTTAACGCTGGAAGCGTTGGTTGAAGATGATGCTGGGCGAGAGTTACTTAAAACGATTACCGAAATGACTGCTGGTTGTGGTCGTCCTGCGGTGGCATATTTGGGGCTGTTTAAGCCCCCAAAAAGCAGTTTGAGCAATGGACGTGCGTTGCGGATTTTGCAAAGTTTGTTGGAGCTTTACCCTTGCTCTAATGTCTTGGCAAAAGCGTTGGCTGATACGGTTGAGCAAGTGCGACGTCATCGTCGGGAGAATGGCAAATTTGAGCCGTTGAACAGTCATAATTACTTAAAGAAAGTCTATGAAAGCGTGAAGCCTCAGTTTGCGGTGGTTAGAACGGAAGAAAATAATCAGGTACTTTCGGGTGAAGAAGCACAGGAAAGGGCAAAAAGCGATAATCGGACAGCGAATATTCAGTACATTGATCGCTTGGTTCGGTTAAGGGGCGAAGGTGAATGTGTGAATTTACACGGCTTTGCGGATTGGAAACAGTGGCAACAGGAGAAAGAGAATGTACGCACAAACTCGTAAACAGATGATACAGAAAATCCATATTGGGAAGAATGAGCTGAAGATGAGTGATGAAGCCTATAAGCTCTTTTTAATGGAGTTGGTGGATAAGCCTAGTTGCTCAATGATGACGGATTCTGAGTTGATGATTGTGTTGCAAGGTATGCGTGCCAAAGGGTTTAAGGTGAAATCGAAACAATATGGTAAACGCCCGACAGCCAGTAATGCAGATGAGGTGCGTCAAAGTTATATTAGAAAGATTGAAGCCTTTATCGCTAGTAGTGGCAAGTCTTGGCATTATGTCCACGCTATCTGTAAGCGGTCGTTTGGTATTGAGCGTTTGCAATGGTGTACGACAGACCAGATTTTTAAAATTGTGCAGATGTTAGCGGTGAATGCCCATCGAAATGGGCGAAGAACCTGATATTTACAAAATTTTTTGCATAGCCCCGATCATTCGGGGCTTTTTTGTGGTAAATTTTGAGTGTTTTTTAACTTACCTTGGGGACTGTAAAATGAAAAAATCACTATTATGTTTGTTTATATTATCTAGTGTCGCAATGGCAGAAAATGGTAAGCAAGTGCTAGATAAAGAGCGGTTTGATAAGGATATCGCCTACTATAATGCACATAAAAAAGATGCTCAGGCTATCGTTACTCTGTTGTCTCAGTTTAACCGTGATAATGATGGTGTGAGAGAAGCTTTTGAAGGGTATGTTTCAGGTAATGTAGAAAAATGGCGCAAAACCGTAGATAAATTAAATTCTGCTCGCCAGTATCAGAATAATTTAGAAGCATTCAGCTACTTCGCAGGGTGTCGTAGTGCATCTATTTTTGCAGATTTAATGTGGTCTGCTGCTCCATCAAATTTTAATGATATTGATGAATGGAAAAATCCTAACTCACCAAAAGTGAAGCAATTTAAACAGGCAAAAAAATCTTTCCAAGCTGAGTATATGGCTTGTAAACAGTCTTTAACTGCCCCACAAGAAAAAGATTATTACAGAGAAGATGTTGAAAGAGTTGGTTCTTGGGAACTTAACTCAGGAAAATAAGTTATTCACCCCGCACGCAAGCGTACGGGGTTACGCATAATTGAGCCACGCTGTGGCTCTTTTTGTTTTTACAAGCGGTCTTTTTTTATAAATTTTTTTTCAAAAATGTTCACACTTTTGAAAAACGTGCCTGACAATACTCCATTAATCAGTCTGAAATGGAGGGGTTATGTGTGAGTTTGAAAATGTTGAAGAATATTTGCCTGATAGTGTCAGAGAGATTGTGGCGGTGATTGGATTGCCTGCAACGGAGAAATTTGTTAAAGCCTTTGGGGGCTTTTCGTTTCAGTTCTCAAAGTCTGCTAAGTATTTTGATAAATTGCGTGAGGTGTTGGGGCAAGAAGATGCAGTAAAACTGCAAAGTTATATGCAAGTGGGTGAAGTTTATATTCCTCGCTGTGAAACGGCATTGCGGATTTTGCGAAATCAACAGCTTTATGCAGATTTTTGCCATTTAACCGAAACGGACAAGTTAAGTGGGAGAATGGCGATAATGCGACTTTGTCAGAAATATCAAATTTGTGATCGCACTGCGTGGGAGGTTGTACGATATTATCAACGTTATAAATCTGTATCTCAGTCAGTCTTGTTTTAGTGTGGAAAGTCTTCCCATACTCTCCACGCTCCTAATTCTTTAAAGTCTCTTTAAGTATCACTTAAAGAGGCTTTTTTTATGACCTTTCCTATTAGAAAAATCGTAATTCATTGTTCTGCCACTCGCAACGGCAAAAGTTTAAAGCAAGCAGGCAAATCATCAGCAGAGGTGATTGATGGCTGGCATAAGCAACGTGGCTTTAAGCGATTGGCAGGGGCGGTGAAAACCTTTAATGCTCACCTTGAACACCTTGGTTATCACTTTGTGATTGATGTGGACGGAACTGTTGAAACGGGTCGTCAGGTTGGTGAAATGGGGGCGCACGTCAAGGGGCACAATCTCCACTCTATCGGGATTTGTGTGGTGGGCGGTATTACGGCTAATGGTAAAAATCACGCTGAATTTACTGAAGCACAATGGCTCGCCTTGCACCGTTTACTGCGTGAGCTTGAAGCGAAATACCCGAATGCGAAGATTTATGGGCATCGGGATTTAAGTCCTGATCGTAATGGTGATGGCACGATTGCCCCGAATGAGTGGGTGAAAGATTGCCCCTGCTTTGATGTGTGGGAATGGTTGGATAGTGAAGAAATTGTGAATGTGGGGCATTTATATGCGTAAGTCTCTTATAGCTCTGGCAGTTGGGGCGATGGTTGTTAGTCAGTCACCTAAAAATATTTATTTAGATTTGAAGTATAGCAAGCCTTTGCCAAAACCAAAGGTTAAGAAGGATTTTATATATCATCAAAAGGGGAAAAGATGAAATTTAAAGAATTAATTACCAACGATAACGGACGCTTATCAACGACGGCGTTTATTCAGTTTTTCGGGGCGTTGCTAATGGCTGGGATTTTGGCTTATTCGGTGTATTTAGACCGTGCCAATGTTGCGGAGTTGTTTACGGTTTTTGCTTTATTTTGCGGTGGTGGCGTGGCAACAAAAGGGTTTGCTAATGCAATAGGCGGTAAACGCCAAGGAGAAAGCGAATGATGACTGTAAAAATAGTTACTCTTGTTTTATTTCTTGCGTCCTGTGCCTTGTTTTGGCTTTGGTTAAAAGTTGAAAAGGCTGAAGAGCGTAATCGGAAGTTACAAGCAGAAAATCAACAACAAGCGAGCAAAATTCAGGCTCAAAAAACGGAGATCAAAAATGCACAAATTAAGCAGAAAAATCACGATGATGTTAAGCGTAGCAATGCTTCCGTTGTTGACCAGCAGTTGCACGCCCACGGTTACTTCCGTGACGACGACAGGTTGCACGGCGTTCGGGCTGATTTACCCAAGTCGTCAGGATACGACGGAGACGAAGCGTCAAGTGCTGGCACACAATCTGACCTATGAGGAGGTTTGTCATGGTAAGACTATTCAAAAAGCTCCGTAGCTGGTGGCGTGAGCGTGTTTTTAGAAAACAGAAGCCAGCTGTGGCAACTCGTCGTGATTTGTTAAAAATGGCAGTAAAACAAGGTAATCAATCCCCTGTCGGTCGAGCAAAACGGGGGCGTTATGATTGATGAGAAGCTGTTTCAGATGTTGGTCTCTTTTGTGGTTGCTCCCCTTGTTGCTTTTAGTGCCAAGGTGATTTTTGACCGCATTAACCGCAATGAGCAAAGCGTTAAAGAGTTGAAGCAAGAAATTGAGCAGAAATATCAATCAAAGGAGCTGGCTCAAGAAGTCAATAAGGGCTTAAGAGAGAAGCTAGATGATATTTTGGAAGGGCTAAAAGAAGTTAATCAAAAATTAGATAAAAAGGCGGATAAGTAATGAGCCGTAAAAAACATAAACAAACCGATTCGGAAAAATTAGACCTGATTTTAGAGGCGGTTACGTCTGCAAATGAGAAGATTGATTCGCAAAATGAGCGAATTGATGCCTTGCAGAAAGAAGTCCACGCTACAAAAAAATTAGTTGATGATATGGCTCGTAAAAATCGCCGTGATGCAGTGATTGCTGGCGGTGTGGGTGGTGGCATTATCGCTGTGGGTTTTGAGTTGTTACGCTTGAAATTTGGTATGTAGAGGGTGTATGGCACACGATGTTGAAGTACAGAAAGCCGTTCGGCAAGCCTATGTATTTGACCGTTTAAGCCTTGAAATGGCTGCTGAACGTGCAGGGGTGTCGTTCGGCACGGCTCGCCGTTGGAAAGCTCAAGCTGAAAAGAATGGCGACAACTGGGAAAAAGCCCGTGATGTACAAGCAATAGCAAGCGGTGGCATTGAGAATATCGCTCAAGGCTTGTTAGCTGGTTTTTTGATTAAGTACCGCACCTTAATGACGGAACTTGAAGAAAATACCGAAATGGCAACAGGGGCTAAGGTTGAGGCTTTATCGGCTCTGGCAGATTCGTTTGCAAAGATGACCGCATCGAGTAAAAAACTACTGCCAAAAACCAGTGCAATAGCAACCGCTATGCGTGCTATTGAGATGATGGCGAATATTGTTAAAACCAAGAAACCGCATTTATTACCCGACTTTTTAGAAATGCTAGATGAGTTGGAAGTGCAGTTTAAAAAAGAGTTTAAGTAATGAGTAAAGAAAAACAAGTTATCGTGCATAAGCACTACTATTTCCGTTGGATTGTACAACTTGCTTGTATTGCCGGTGCAATAAAACTCATGCTTAACGGCTCAGATGGTTGGGGTTGGCTATTGTTTATCGCAATCTGTGTATAAATTATGAAAATTAAAGAATTTGAAAAAGAGCTGGAAGCCCTACGGTTACAGTTACAACGCAATATCGAAGCCAGTTTTGAAGGCTGGGATGATACGCCAAAAGCTATTAGCGAACGCCGACAGAAGGTTTTAGACCCTGTTCACGGCTTTGAGTATTTTGTGCAGGCTTATTTCCCTCACTATGTGCGTTCTGAACATAAATCGCAGTTGCACCATTATCTCTTTGAGAATTTGCCACTTTCGGTAAGTGATCTTTCCAAGTCAGTTCGCCAAGCGATTGCCGCCCCTCGTGGTGAAGCAAAATCAACGATTTGTACTCAGTTATTTCCCTTGTGGTGTATGGTTTGCAATCTGAAACGTTACATCATTATTGCAATGGATACCCGTGAGCAGGCTTATGGAATGCTCGAGGCGATTAAGGTGGAAATTGAATCAAACCCTCGTTTAGCGGTTGATTTTCCTGAATTGGGAGCCGGTAAAGTATGGCGTGCTGGGGCAATTATTACCAGTAAAAATCAGAAAGTTGAAGCGGTTGGTGCAGGACAGAAATTGCGTGGTCGCCGCCACGGAGCTTATCGTCCTGATTTAGTCGTTCTTGATGATATTGAAAATGATGAGATGGTGCAAACCCCTGAACAGCGTAACAAGTTGCATAACTGGGTGCTAAATGCCGTACTGAAATTAGGTGCAGCAGGCGAAAAGTTCGATGTGATTTATGTCGGCACAATTCTACATTATGACAGTGTACTTAACCGAGTTTTAAAAACGAAAGGTTGGAAAAAAGCCCATTTTAAAGCCATTTTACGCTTCCCTGACAATATGGTGCTTTGGGATGAATGGGAGAATATTTACCTTTCCGAAGAAGGCGATGACGATACGTTATCCGACCTGTTTTATCAACAACATAAAGCAGAAATGGATAAAGGGGCGATTGTTTCTTGGCTGGCTCGCCCAATCCTTTATTTGATGAAAATCCGTGCCAGTGATGGGCATAGCTCTTTTGACTCCGAATATCAAAACGACCCTGTAAGTGGTGATGATGCGATTTTTGCCAACAGCTTGCAATACTGGACGGAGTTGCCTGATGACTTAATTTATTTTGGGGCGCTAGACCCATCTATGGGTAAAGCAGGGGCAAGCCGTGACCCGTCGGCGATTTTGGTCGGTGGCTATCACCGTGCAAGCGGTAAGTTATATGTGGTAGAAGCGCAGATTAAGAAGCGTTTGCCTGATTTGATTATCGAAGATGTGATTAGGCTACATACGCAATATCACTGTCATAAATGGTTTGTGGAAACGGTACAGTTTCAGGAGTTTTTACAGACGGAGCTGGTTAAGCGTTCCGCCCAACGGGGCAAGCCTGTGCCGGCAATGGCAGTTAAACCTAACACCGACAAAATGTTGCGGATTGAGAGCTTGCAACCGCATATTGCTAACGGTTTGATTTTAATCCATCGCTCGCAATCGACCCTTGAAAGCCAGCTTAGACATTTTCCGAAAGCAGACCACGATGACGGTCCTGATGCTTTAGAGATGTTGTGGCGTAATGCGGTAACGGCTTCAGCTCCGATTGAGTGGGAGTCGATAGAAGATGAAGATTGGGAATATCGGAGTAAATGGCGACATTAATGATGGGTAGAGACACACTGCGTGTGTCCGTGAAAGATTAAGACAGGCGGACACACGCAGTGTGTCCCTACATCGTAGGATAATTTATGAGCAAGAAAAAGAAAAAACAGTATATAAAACCCGATTTAAATGGCGTTAAAAACCCAAATTTACAAACCGATTTAGCCGAAATCACGGCGACAGGACGGGTGTTATCAGATCATCCAAGCAATTTTATTACCCCTGCGAAGATGAAGCAGATTTTTGATGATGCGGAAAATGGGGATATTACCGCCCAGCACGAGTTATTTATGGATATTGAAGAGCGTGACTCAGCGATTTTTGCGAATATTCAGACTCGTAAGCGTGCGGCATTGGGAGTGGATTGGATGATACAAGCCCCACGCAATGCGACACCTGCGGAAGAAAAACTGCGTGATGAAGTCGATGAGTTGTTTTATCAAATCGGCAACCTCGAAGATTTGATTATTGACTGTATGGATGCTGTTGGTCACGGTTTTTCTGCCCTTGAAATTGAATGGGCATTTAATGGCAAGGTGTGGTATCCGAATGCGTTTATCCACCGTCCGCAGTCGTGGTTTAAGTGGGATAAATTAGACAATCTATTGCTTAAAACGCCACAAAATCAAACAGGTGAGCCATTACGCCCTTATGGGTGGGTGGTGCATACTCACAAATCTCGCTCGACACAGGCAGCACGCAATAACTTGTTCCGTACGCTTGCGTGGCTGTATATGTTTAAGCACTACTCTATCCACGACTTTGCGGAGTTTTTAGAGTTGTACGGAATGCCGATTCGTATTGGTAAATATGGTGCAGGGGCAACCCCAGACGAGAAAAAAACACTCAAGCGTGCATTAGCGGAGATTGGGCATAATGCGGCTGGGATTATGCCTGAGTCGATGAGTATTGAGTTGCATAATGCGGCAAATGCTGGGGGTGCATCGGGCAATAATCCGTTTTTACAAATGGTGGATTGGTGTGAAAAATCTATCGCTCGTTTGATTTTGGGGCAAACGCTGACCAGTGGTGCAGACGGTAAAAGCTCAACGAATGCCCTTGGCAATGTACACAATGAAGTGCGACGAGATTTGTTAGTTTCAGATGTGAAGCAATTAGGGCAGACATTTACTCAGCAAATTATTTTGCCGTATTTGTTGATTAATTTCCCGAATGTCGATCCTACTCGTATTCCGACGTTTGAATTTGACACCAAAGAACCTGCAGATTTGGCGTTGTTTGCCGACAGCTTGCCGAAGTTGGTGGATATTGGGCTACAAATCCCTGCAAATTGGGCAAGGGATAAGTTAGGTATTCCCGAAATCCAAGAAGGTGAAGCGGTGTTGGGGCGTGTAGCACAGCCGACACAAGCGGTCGGATTGTCGGATAGGGTTGTGAAATCCCCTTATTGTCCTTGTGGGTGTGGGGGGCGAGTACATTCCTTTTCTGCTCAGTTTAAAACAGGGATTAAAGAGCAAGATGCGTTAGATGAAATGGTAGATGAAGCCTTAGTAGAACCAGATTTTAATCGACAATTAGATGCTGTGGTGAAGAAAGCAGTTGCGGTGGTGATGGCGTGTAGCTCTTATGATGAAGCTGCGGAAAAATTAGCGGAAGCCTATCCGAATTTAACAAGCAAAGAGCAAGAGCGATATTTAGCAAATGCACTCTTTTTAGCAGATTTATTGGGGGCTACAAATGCCGAAGGCTAGTTTTTTGCTAGGGCTTGAACCAAAAGCGGCGATTGAGTATTTGCACCAAAAGAAGTTATTGGCTTCAAAGGTGTTTAAAAAAGAGTTGTATGACAGTGCGTTGGCTCGTGCGGTGACAATCAGTAAATTGACGGATTTGGATATTACTCGTGATATTTATGGCTCAATGGAAAAGGCTCGGCGTGAGGGTAAATCATTTAATGAGTGGAAAAAAACGCTTGTTGATGACTTAGAACGGAAAGGCTGGGTTTATGGTCACGATAAAGCGATTAGTCGTGGTATTGATGGTAAGTTATTAGCTGATCCAAAAACGGGGGAGCATTTTGGTACACCCCGTCGTTTAAATACGATTTATCGCACAAATATGCAACAGGCATATTCTGCAGCTCGCTATCAGCGGTATATGGATAATGTGGATAATCGTCCATATTGGCAATATTCCGCTGTAGGTGACAATCGTACTCGCCCTGCTCATCAAGCATTAAATGGGAAAATTTATCGTTATGATGATCCGTTTTGGGCGACATTTTATCCACCAAATGGTTTTAATTGTCGTTGTACGGTGATTGCGTTAAGTGAGCGTGATTTAAAACGGAAAGGCATTGAACAGGTAGGCTCTAGTGAAGCTTTGTTAGTGAAAGCTAAACGACCGAAAGATAAATTAGGTAATCAAGAGGAAACCATTGGTTTTAAATTGCCTGATGGTACTGTGCGAGTCGCTGATAAGGGTTTTGACTATAACGTAGGACGTTTGAGTTATAAGCCAAATTTGGATTTGTACCCTGAAAAGTTGGCACATCAGTTTGCGAAAGCGGAGATGGTGGGGGGAGAGTTTAGGCAGGCTTTTAATCGATTAGAAAAGCAAATTAAACCTGTATTACCTGAATATAAAACTCTTAATAGAACGGAACGAGATGCTTATTTGCAACGCTTAAGAGATGGTCTAGAACAGAATTTTAAATTTGCAGCTGGCGTATTAACTGCTGAGACAAGAGCAGTATTGGGTACCGCATTAAAAACTGTTTGGTTATCTGATGACTCATTGATAAAACAAATTGCTCATCGTGAAGGTCAATTTGGTGTGGATGAATATAATTTACTACCTGAAATTTTATATTCACCTGAAGAGATTAAGAGTAAAAAAGGCAAGCATTTTGAATTGTATAAGACAATTAATGGTCGGCGTTATATGGCGGTGATTAAGGTTTTAGAAGAGTTTAAAGAGATATATATGCAATCCTTTAGAATGGATTAATACGCTATGGGTGGGACTCGGTGTCCCCACGAATGTTTCCCAGCTCCAATAGCCTTCGTTTAGCAGTTTCCAAGATTTCCTGCGACACATAGCGTACTTAGGCGAATATATACCCCTTTGCTTTATAAAGCAATAGAATTGAGATTAAAAAATGATTGAGATCCAAACTAACGGTATTGACGAGATTATCAAAACCTTAAAACTATTGGCTTCCAAAACGGAAAATAATGCGAGTTTAATGCGAAATATTGCTGGCACGATGGAGTCTGCGGTATTAACTAACTTTGATGTTGGTGGTCGTCCTCGTTGGTTGGGTATTAAATATCGTGATGGTTCTCCGCTTGTTGATACTGAGAACTTGATGAGCAGTATTACCAGTGATTATGACAAAGATGTTGCGATTGTCGGCACAAATGAAGCCTATGCTGCTATTCATCAATTTGGTGGAAAAGCTGGTCGTGGGCGTAAGGTAGATATTCCTGCCCGTCCTTTTTTAATGCTGACACCACAGGACGAGGAAGATATTTTGCAAGATGTTCAGGACTATTGGCAGTCGATTTTAAAATGATGTCTAAAATGCCCCTAAATCGCCCATAGTGGCGATTTTGTTTTAGTTGGTATGATTTATCGTCCGAAATTTTTTAAAACAATTTAAAACGGTTTTAAAACGTTTTAAAATGGGTTGTATCTCTTTCGCTATACAAGCGGTCACTTTTTTTCAAAAATTTGCAAATTCCCTTTAGTGTGGAAGTTGTTCCTCGTTTTTCCTTTTCTCTTATCTCTTATTCTCTAGCCTCATTGTTTTGTATGAGGTGCGTTGTGAAGCGTAAATTCAAACTTAATCCGATAGCTTGCAGTTTTGAACTTGCCAAAGAGGTCAATGGGCGTATTCAGCTTTTTCCGTTTGGTTGGTTTCATCCGCAAGATGGACGTGAGGGGGCGTTTTATGTAGGAGATTCTAACGGCTATCAATTAGCAGATGAGATCAATCAGTTAGGCATTGAGCTGATGATTGATTATGAGCATCAAACTCTCTTTATTGCAGAAAACGGTAAAGGCAATCCTGCGGCAGGCTGGATTGTGAGAGCGGAATATATTTCAGGCGAAGGCTTGTTTGCTGATGTGCGTTGGACATCTAAGGCGGTGGCTGAAATTAAAGATGGGATTTATCGCTATATTTCACCGCTGTTCTTGGCTGATGCGTCGGGTACGGTGATTAAGGTGTTAAATGCTGCTTTAACCAACCGCCCTGCATTACACAATTTGGCGGAAGCGGTCGCAATGTCTGCTCAGTTTTCTCACTTTTTAGAACCTAACGAGGATAAAACCAAAATGAAAGAACTTTTGATTAAGTTGTTTGGCTTGTCAGCTCAAGCAACGGACGATGAAATTACAACTAAGCTGACGGCATTGTCGGCAGCGAAAGGCGACAGCCAAGTTGCATTAAGTGATGTGTATGCCGAACTTGCCAAAGAACAGGGGCAAGTGGTGGCTTTAACGGCGAAGGTAAACAATCCCGATCCTGCAAAATTTGTGGCGTTAAGCGATTTGCAAGCGGTACAAACTGAGCTTAACCAGATTAAACAGCAAATGAACGATAAAGAACGTGATGCGTTAATTCAATCTGCATTATCTGATGGACGTTTGTTGCCTGCACAGAAAGCGTGGGCGGAAAAATTAGGTAAAGAAAATCTGGTGGCGTTATCAGATTATTTGGCAACGGTGTCGCCTAACCCTGCCCTTGCTGGTACGCAGTCGGGAGGTAAAGATCCGAATGAGCAGACGCAGACAGTGGCGTTGTCAGCCGCAGAGATGGCAGGGGCAAAAGCGTTAGGTTTAACCCCTGAAGAGTACGTTGAAAAATATAAAAAGGCAGGTGCGTAATGGATAAATTTAAAAAATCAGAATTGTTAAATGCGTTAGATACGGCATTTAAAACAGAGTTTAAAGCAGGTTTAAGTTTGATTAAACCTCAGTGGGAAATGTTGGCAATGCGTATTGCATCATCAACTGCGACTAATACTTATGGTTGGTTAGGTGCATTCCCGAAAATGCGTGAATGGGTGGGTGAGCGTCAAATCCAGAAGATGCAAGCTCAAGGGATGACCATTGAGAACAAATTATTTGAATCGACGGTTGGTATTAAACGCACTGAAATCGAAGATGACCAAGTGGGATTATTTACGCCAGTGGTACAACAAGCAGGACAAAGTGCGGCGGAGTTACCTGATGATTTGGTGTTTGGGCTGCTTAAAAAAGGTAAATCGACCCTTTGTTATGACGGGCAGAACTTTTTTGACACTGACCACCCTGTTTATCCGAATGTGGACGGTACTGGCGTGGCGAAACAGCAAAGTAATGTCACCACTGGCTCAGCATCAGGCAAACCTGCATTTTATATTTTAGATGATACTAATGCGATTAAGCCGTTGATTTGGCAAGAACGCACTAAGCCTGAAATTGAAGCGAAGTTTGATCCGTCTAAATCCGACAAAGTCTTTATGGAAGATGTGTATTTGTGGGGTGTGCGTGCTCGTGGTAATGCTGGTTTTGGTTTCTGGCAACTGATTCACCGAGTGGAATCGTCTGACTTAACCGCTGATGTGGTGATGGATGTGTTGGCGAAGATGCGTATGTTAAAAGGCGATGGTGACAAGCTCTTGAATATCCGTCCAAGTGTGATCCTTGTTCCGCCGTCACTTGAGTACAAAGCTCGTCAGCTATTTGAAGCCGATGTGATTAATGGTACAAGCAATCCGTTAAAAGGCGTATTAAAAGTAGCCGTGAGCGCTCAAATTGTTGAGTAGTTATTGTGGGGTGGGGAGCTTCCCACCCTTTATAAATCTTAAATCTGAGGTAAGTATGGCTAAAAAAGCAAAAGCAGAAAAAGAAAAACGAACCGCCGAGTTAGAAAAAGGCGATACAGATGAAACCAAAGATACAACGGGGAACTCGTTACCGTCGGATTCTGCAGATTCAGCTAATGCAACAGATGAAAAAGTGGCAGATGCAAAAGCAGATGGCGCGGTAATTCAGCCGATTGCCTTTGAAATCACCTTAAAGGCGATTCACCCACAAGCAAGCTATGGGCGTTGCGGTTATCGCTTTACCAAAGATAAAGCAGTGGAAATTCCGTTTGATGCCTTAACGGGTGAGCAGATTATTGCACTTTCGCAAGATCCTTATCTTGAGCTTGTGCCAATTTGTGAGAAGTAGCGATGTATGCCGACATTAAAAGTGTGGTTTCTACACTTGACGATAAAACATCACTCTATGCCGATGTTGAAGATTTTGTTGTCCGTATTGGTGAACGGGAATCAATAGAGCTAACTGATCGTGATGGGCTTGGCGTTGTTGATGAAGCCTTATTGGTTGTTGCTCTAAAAGATTCATCTAGTCAAATTGACGGTTATTTGAGTGGGCGTTATCGCTTGCCTTTGAGGGCTGTACCACAAAATCTGACACGCATTTGTTGTGATTTGGCTCGTTATCATCTGACCAGTAAATCATCGGTAACAATGACCGAAGAAGTCGAAAATCGCTATAAATTTTGCTTAAAAGAGCTTGAGAATATCTCAAAAGGGATTGTGTCACTTGGGCTTGAGGAATCCTCCGTTGAGGATATGGCAAATGGCGACAACAGCGTGCAGTTTTTTAATGGCGGTAATCGTATTTGGGGGCGTGACCAACGATGATTACTAAAGTTGAGCAAGCATTGATTGAGCGGTTGCGACTTGGGCTTGGCAAGATGGTTTATTCCGTCGGGAGTTACTCTGGGGAAATTGACGATAGTCAGCTTGATGTACGCCGTCTGCCTGCTTGTTTGGTTTCTTATGCAGGTTCTGACTTTGATGTTCGTTCAGTCAATGCTAGGGGTAAGCGTTATCAGACAACGGATACCTTTGTGGTGTTGGTGATGGCTCGCTCTATGCGTTCCGCCGTTGCGGGGCGTGTAGGTGGCGTTACACAGCAAGAAGTCGGTGTAAATCTGTTGCTTAGTGCGGTGAAGTATTTGCTGATTAATCAAACTTTAGGGGGATTGGTGTCACCTATCCAACCTAAGCGAATCCGCACTATTTGGAATAATGCGGAAGTGAAAAAAGAGAAAATCTCTGCTTTTGCGATTGAGTTTGAAATGAGCTACACCGAAAACGGCTTTTTAGATGACGGGAGATTTCCAGAGGGAATAAGTGAGCTTGAACAGTTATTTAAGCAGTATCAGGGCAAACTTGATGAGCCATACCAAGAGCTAAACGGGTTACATAATCATATATTTGATCCAAATAATAACGCTACTACCTCAGTGACGGTAGTGAGGGAGGAAAAAGATGAAAATTAAAGTAAAAGCAATTGATGGGGTACGAGTACCATTTGAGAACCACCCCCATCGCTATATCGAACACAAGGCAGTGGAAGTCGATAACTCAATATACTATCAGCGTCGTATTGCTGATGGTGATTTAATGTTAGTCGATGACGTGGATAAGCCTAAAAAAGAGAGTAAATAACGGGGGTTATTATGGTTGATTTTGACAAAATTCCAAACAGTATTCGCAAACCAGGTGTATATACCGAATACAACAATAAAGATGCAGTGACTACCCTACCTACGAATGAGCAAGAAGTGTTGATCGTGGCTCCGATGACGGCTCAAGTAACAGGGAGTTATAGTTTACCTGTCAAAGTATTTAGTGATACCGATGCCGAACAAGCGTTTGGGGCTGGTTCTGTGGCTCATTTAATGGTGCGTCAAGCGATTAAGAATAATTCACTTATTCACTTAACGGTTATTGGGTTAAAAGACCATTCTGCAGGTGTTGCGGCGACAGGGCGTGTGACTTTTACTGGAGCTGCAAGCATTGCAGGCGTGGTGCGTGTTGTTATCGGTGGAGAGGTTTATGAAATTGCAGTGGCAAAAAATGAGGCGAACACTGCGATTGTAACTCGCTTGGTAGCTGTGATTAATGCTTCGCGTTATAGTCAAGTTGTTGCAAGCGCAGAAAGTGGCGGGGTATTGCTATTGACTGCCAAATGCAAGGGTGAAATCGGCAACGAATTGATGTTATCGGCTAAACACACTGCAGGAACGTTAAGCCTTACTGTCACTGCATTTAGTGGCGGTCAACGTAATGCTCAGATTGCACCAGCGTTAGCAAGTGTTGCAGGAAAGCATTACAACGTGATTATTTCGCCATTTTCAGATGAAGAGAATGCAACGGCACTACGTCAGCATTTGGAATTGATGAGCGATCCTATTGAGGATAAAGCAGGAATTGGCGTAATGGGCTGGCGTGGTACTTTTGCGACAGGAACAACTTTATCTTCTCGTTTAAATTCTGAGCGTATCTCTATTGCGTGGTACAAGGGGTGTACGGAAACAAATGCGATGATTGCAGCAGGTTATGGGGCGGTGATTGCGGGTGAGGAAGACCCTGCTAAGCCTCTTAATACGCTTGAGATTAAAGGTTTAAGTTTGGTAGATGATTCGCAGAAACCGTTATTTAGCGAGGTAAACCAAGCCTTATTTAATGGGTTAAGCCCGCTTGAGGTTGTAGTGAATCGTGTTCAGATTAGCCGTGCTATTACGACTTATACAAAATCAGTGACGAATACAGACGATCCAAGTTATTTGGATTTAACTACTATTCGTACTTTAGATTATGTGCGTAAGGCAATTCAAACTCGTCAACGTTTACGTTTCCCTAGAGCTAAAAATACACAGCGTGTTATTCGCAAAGTTCGCTCAGAAATCCTTGATGTGCTTTATCGTTTGGAGCAGTTGGAGATTATTGAGAATGTAGATAACTGGAAATCTCGTTTGGTTATTGAGCGTAATGCCCAAGACCCAACGTATTTGGACTTGGATATTCCTGCAGATGTTGTAAATGGCTTGCACGTTATCCGCAATAAAATCACATTGTTATTATAGGAGTAGATTATGGCTGAAGTCTTTGAAGGCTCTTGTGTCCTTGAGGTTGATGGGGTTGAAATTGATATTACGAAGTTAGATGTCAAAATTCAGACAGGGCGTAAGGTCGTTAAAACGATGAACAGTACTGGGCGAGCCAAGGGGTTTGCTCAAGGCATTGAAGAGATTACGTTATCTATTACTGCGGTAGAACCTAAAGATAGTACGGTGATTGATTGGAAGAATATCAAAGATGCCAAACTTACCAAATATCCATTAAATAATGCGGAAAAACGCACGTCTTATTTGGGGTGTTTTACTATTGAGGTTGGTGCTTCTCATACAGTAGATAATGAATCGCAAATTGATATTCAATTAGGCGCGTTGCGTGAGGTTGTTGAGTAATGAAAGTTGAGCTTTTAGGGTTTGAGTATCAAGGGAAGGTTTTTAAACAGGCAAATGTACATTTACTTACAATGGGTGGGCAATGCTCAGCCCTTGAGATGATTGATGCAATGGGCATTAACGAAGAAAATGCCAGCCATAAAGAGACAATCTTAGTGGATATGGCTTATCTTTCTCAGCAGGTCAGTTTTGACGGTATTCCTGCAGAAATCGTTGATGCACAATTTTTATTTGAGCATTTAGCCACGGACGATTATTGGCAACTGCTTGAGGCTACATTAACGCTTAAAAAAAAGCGTATCGGAAATGGGGAGAGCCAAGAAAATCTAAGCAACAGTCAGGAAAGTTTGGCGTAACAGAAGCCTTTAAACAGTATCGCCAAGCGGTGATTTTGTTCGCAAAATTTGCAATTTCTGCAGAGCGTGTGTGGCAAATGTCGCTGATTGAGTTGTCAGCTTGGATTGAGAGTTATTTGGAGTTTGAAGGCGTAAAACAGCCAAAGCAAGCGACAGATAGCCCTAACAATAATATTAAACACGAGAGTTTTGTGTTTACTCGACGTGGAAAAATTGGGGCGTAAAGCCCCTTTTTTGTTGGTTTAAAAAAGGTTTAATACGAGTTTAAAAATGGCAAAAGAGATGAAAGTTCAGCTTGAACTAAATGCAAAAGATAATGCAAGCCAAGTAATTAGCAAGGTCGGGAAAGAAGCAGAAAAAGCCTTTAAGGATACAGAGCAAGCGGCGGTGCGTAGCAGTCAAACTCAAGTGAATGCAACAGAGAAAGTTGCAACAGCAACGCAATCATCAAATAAACGTATTGAGCAGGCTTACCGAGAAGCAAGAAAGAGTGCAGCAGATCTTGCGAAAGCGAGAGAAATGTTAGGCATTCGTTCAGAAAATGCGATACAGCAGGAAATTAGGCAAACTCGTGTAGCCTATGAGCAGTTGAGGCGCTCTGGAGTGGCTTCACAAAATGAGCTACGCCGTGCCTCTGAGCAAACGAAACAACGTATCAAAGAGTTAAATGCGGAGCTTGGGAGATCTAGCTTTGGGGATAAAGCTGCAAGTGTTGGGCGTGGTTTGATAGGTGTTGGGGCTGGTGTTGCGGCTGGGGCGATGGTGATGCGAGAACCTGCTCGCAATCAAATGGATTTTGATAAGCGATTAGCTATGGTAGCAAATACAGCGTATTCAGATCGTGATGTTCAAGGCAGAATTGCAGGAAAAAAAGAACTGTTTAAGGCGGTAGAGAAAGCTGTCAATGTAGGCGGAGGTACGAAAGAAGATGCTCTTAATTCATTAGATACATTGTTGGCATCAGGGGCGATGTCTGCAGATACGGCAATGAACTTATTACCGACTTTGCAAAAAGCTGCCGTTGCAACAGGAGCAACGCCTGACGATATTGCAAAGATTGCTATTTCATCTATGCAACAAATGGGAATTGGCGAGCAAGATATTGGCAAAGTTTTAGATATGGCAGTTGCAGCAGGGCAAGCAGGACAATTCGAGCTTGCTGATATGGCTGCGTGGTTGCCACAACAAATGGCTGCTGGTAAGCAGGCTGGTTTAAATGGTTTGGAAGGGTTTAAGCGTTTGCTGATTGCTAACCAACAAGCACGAGTGACTGCAGGCTCTAGTGATGAGGCTGGTAATAATTTAGTCAATTTGTTGGGCAAAATTACTGCTAAGGAAACAAATGACCGTTTTAAAAATTTGAAATATAAAGATCCAAAAACAGGCAAAGAAAAAGGGATTAATTTTGCAAAATCAATGGAACATTACAAAGGCAAAGGGCAAGACTCTCTACAAGCCTTTATGTCTATTATGGACGATGTTGTGGGAGGTGATAAGCAATATCAAGAGTTGCAGAATAAACTCAAAACAGCTAAAGGTGCAGAGCAAGCTAAATTATTTAAGGAATTAACCGATCTTGTCGAGGGGACTGCCATTGGTGAAATTATCTCAGACCGTCAGGCGTTGATGGCACTACTTGGGATTAAGAATAATGTTCAGCTAGGTCAAAAGGTCGATACAGAAGTTGAGAATAGTCAAGATGCTATAGAAAAATCTCACGCTGTAGTAAGAGATACAAATGCTCACAAGGTGGAAGCCTTAAAAAACAGTAATGAATTTGCCGAAATGAAAAATTTTGAGCAGGTAAATAATGTTTTGGGAGCATTGAGTGAACAGCTGGCTAAATATGCGAATGAGTACCCTAATTTAACTCAGTTTTTAGTGGGGGCAAAAGATGCGGTTTTTGTCTTTGGTGCTGCGTTAGCTGCATCTAGCTTATTAAATATGTTAAAAGGCAACCCGAAAGGATTTGGCAATTTGGCTAAGGAGATTTTTAAAACATCGACTAAAACTGTAGCTACAACAGCTACTACAGGGGCTGTTACAACGGGAGCGACAACGGCAGGCAAAATGGCAACAAGGGCGTTAGGTTTTGGTTCTTTAACTGGCGTAGGACTGGGCTTATACGCTGCGTCAGAAGGTTATGTGCCTTATATGGCAAGGCAAGAAGCCGAGAAAGAAAAGCGAGCGGAAGCAGAGAAAAAATTTAGAGAGCAACATAGTAGTAAGCCGTCGGCATTTACTTATGGGAATGCGGCAATGGGGGGCGTTAAGCCTGAGCATAATTATCACGGTGCTTATGTGATTGCAGGACGTTTAAATGATAACAAAATTGCTCAGGAAAGGGTAAAGCAAGGGTCTTTATCTGAAGCGGAGATGAAATCTCGTTTAGAACGCAATCAAGCTATCATTGACGGTGAAATTCGCCCAAGCGTCGAAGCAACTACAGGGGCTTTATCAAATTACCAAGCAGACTTTCAGGCTTTTGGGCGGTCTATTTCTATGGCAATTGAGGCTGGGCTTACATCGCAGTCGCATACCTTGGCGAATAATATCACCCTCGAAGTCGATGGGCGTGTGTTGGCTGAATATGTGTCTAATGAGCAATTTAATTTTAATAAACGGGTGGCGTAGATGGGTGGTTGGACAATGCCTGTTCAACAGGCAAGTTTTAAAGGGGTGCAATTTGATGTTATTGCGGTTGATGAAACTTTTGATAAAGCCATCGCAGAACACGCTTACCCCTTTGTTAATGGAGCTGATTTAGAAGATATGGGGCTTAATCCCCAAACAATTAAGTTGCAAGCGGTCTGTTTTGGTGAGGGGTATTACACCGATTATAAAAAATTGCTTAATGTGGTTCAGCAACGTGGGGCTGATGTGTTGGTTCACCCTATTCGTGGGCGGATCCCAAATATGATTTTGGTATCGGCAAATTTACGTCACGACGCTGAAAATGTGAATTATGTGGCGTTAGATTTGACGTTTAGGGAGGCTACGCCATTAAAACCAATTTTTGTATTTGAGCATAGTTTATTGGCGAGGATAGATCGTTATCTTAATCTTGCCGATAAGTTTATCGGCGATATGTTAGCGTGGTGGGCGAAAGGAATGGAGGTTATAGCATTTGCTGACAATGCTAAAAGTCGATTGTTATCACAATGGAGTGCGATTTTTGGCTGTTTTGAGCAACTTAATGCCTTATTTGAATTAAGTCAAAATGCGAATACTTTACCTGTCGGGGTTAGTAAGTCAGATTTTCAAAAGCAGAGTGTACAGGCGTTGCAACTTTTTTATGATGTTGTTTTAGCTCAATCAAAAACACATAAATTTAATACTACGTTGGGAGTGAAGGCGGAATTTAATGAGTTAATGCGTGATATTGATAAGGTGTTAAATATCCCGCGTCTGTTAGTTACAGGACAACATCAACGAATTACCTCTGCATCTCAGTTTTTTGCAATGCAAAAAAATGGTCGGTCAGCGATAAAATCTCGTTTATCGGTAGATGATGTGAAAAATCTAAACTGTGCATTGCATTTAATTAGTTGTAACGTTTTGGCTAAGACGACTGCTAATATTATTGAAACCTACGCCGAAAATTTAACACCAACCGAAATTGAGTATATCACTCAACAGACAAGACTTTTGATGTTGAAGACGCTTAATTTTGTGCGTGAATTACAACATCTTAAACGGACTGCAGAAAACGCTGCTGAACCTAATAATGGGCTTTATACCGCTTCTTATGTGTTGGCAGAAGGTTTACGAAATATGGCGAGTGAATTAATGCAGATAGCTGTCACGACGATTAATCAGAAACCGCCATTAATTGTGAAAGAAGTCGCTTTTAATGGGACTTTACAACAGGTTGCTCACGATTTTTATCGGGATTATCGTCGTAGTAGTGAGTTATTACGGCTTAATCCGCAAATCCGTCAGCCAAATTGGATCGAAGCAGGAACCCTATTAAATTGTTATTCGGAGTAAGATGATGATTGAAAATGAGATTGTGGTTGAGATAGATGGCAAGCAACATAAAAACTGGAAAAGCTACAATATTGATAGTGATTTTTTAATTCCTGCAGATAGCTTTTCATTTGATTTAGGCAAATCCAGTGAAATGCAGGTATTGCCGAATTTTGCAGGTAAAACTGCCGTAGTCAAAATTAATGGTGAGACAGTTTTAACAGGTATTGTTGATAATACGCAACATCAGATCAGTAAGAGTGGGCGTTATTATGCCATTAATGGGCGAGATAGGGCTTCAATTTTATTGGATTGTTCTGCTCCTATTATGAATGTGAAAGGCTTAACAGTATTTGATGCGATTAAGAAAATTGTAGAGCCATTGGGGATTAAACAGGTTGAGTTACGAGCAGAAAATAATCCTACTCTGGATAAAATTGATATTGATATTAGCGAAACAGCGTGGGAAGCAATTATGCGTTGTGCCAATTCTGCTGGGTTGCATTGTTGGTTTGAGTCTAATGGGACGTTAATTGTAGGTGGTGCAGATTATTCTACCCCACCAGTAGCAACCCTCTATGTTAGAGCCAATGATAGCAGTCGAAATAATTTTAATGAAGCAAGTTTGACCTTTGATGTGTCGCAAAGCTATTCGGAAGTGACGTTTTTAGGGCAGAAGCACGGCCGTGATAGCGATAGTGCAAAACACGATTTTAAGTGGGTTTATAAAAATCCTGAGTTGCAGATTTATAAACCTAAAACGGTGGTGTTAAGTGATGTCGAAAATTTGGAAGCCCTTAAAAAACAAGCTAAAAAGCAAATTAGCGATTGGCAGTTGGAAGCCTTTGATTTAACTGTAACTGTCCCCGACCATAAAACTGCAAGCGGTCAGTTATGGCAAGCTGGGCAACGAGTTCACGTTATTTGTGAAGAGTATGAGATAGATGCGATTTTCTTTTTAATGGGACGGCGTTTTATGCTTTCTAGGGCAGGTGGCACGCAGACAGAGCTTCGATTTAAACAAGATGGCATTTGGACTCCTGATGCTTATAAGGCAAAAGCTGAACAAGCTCGTAAGCGTAAGGGGAGAAAAGGGAAAGGACGGAAAGCGGAAAAAGAGCTGGTCGGCTCGTGGGAGTTAGAAAAATGAGAAAATTAGCACAACAGGCAAGGCAACGTATTAACAATGCTCAAAATTCGGTACGTTCTGCTTTTAGGGGGGTGTTAAATTTAGTGAAAAGTACTCCGCAAATTCAACTTTCACAGGTGTCTGGCTTGGCAGATGAAACATTGCAAGATGTTGAGCTGATGCAACATTTTGGATTGACATCTGTTCCACCAGCAGGCACTCAAGCGGTTGTTATTCCGCTTGGGGGTAAAACCACACACGGCATTATTGTTGCGACGGAAAATGGCTCTTTTCGGGTAAAAGGCTTAAAAAATGGCGAAACGGCAATTTATGATGCCAGTGGCTCAACGATTATTTTAAAAAACGGCAGATTAATTGAAGTGGATTGTGATGTTTTTAAGGTTAAATGTAAAAGCTACGAAGTGGACGCAACAAGTGGGGCGAGTTTTAAAACACCTAAATTAGAAACAAATCAGGTCTTTACCGCTCAAGGACAAATTAATGGCAATGGTGGTATGACGGTGCAAGGCGGTAATGGAGCGAGCTTTAGCGGTGATGTTACGCAGACAGATGGTAGTTTTAGTACTGATGGTGATGTAACTGCAGGTAGCATATCCCTTAAAACCCACACTCATCAAAACGACGGCAGAGGGCAACCTGTGGCGTAATTCGTACAAGCGGTCTTATTTTGCAAAAAATGTACAAAAAACAGACCGCTTGTGTGGAAGTGCTTCCTCGTCATTTCTCTTCTCGCTCTCGGTATCCTATCAATATGGACAGAGAGATCAGCCCGCTTACTCGGGACTACACAAGTAAGAACATAAATACACTACAAAATGCGGTGTATATCAGATTAACCACTCCTTTAGGCTCGTGGTGGGCAGATGGGCGTGTAGGCTCTCTGCTCCATCTTATTAAACGTGAGAAAGATTTAAGTCGTGTTGGTTTATTGGCTCAACAGTACGCTGAAGAGGCATTACAACCCTTATTAGACGACAAGCGAGCAAAATCAATCACGGTAACGCATCATCAAGTACGAGATGGTTCAATTTTGTTAGAAATTGAGGTTATTGATAATCGTGGTGATACTTTTAAGTTTGAGCATAACGTAAAACTAATTTAAACGGGGTTTAAATGTTTATTACACCAACTTTAGATGAAATCCGCCAAGCGATTTTAAGAGATGTGGTATCTCTTAACCCACACGCTGATGTTTCGGTTGATTCTGATAACTATGCTCGTGCAAGTAGTTTAGCAGCCACCGCAGAGGGGCTTTATGCTCATCAAAAATGGATAATCAAACAGTTTTTTCCTGATACTGCGGATACAGAGTTTCTAGAGAAACACGCTGCTTTGCGTGGTATTTATCGCCGACAAGCAACTTATGCCAGCGGATTTGGTGCTGAAGTTTTTGGTAATACTGGAGCTGTAATTGAAGTTGGTAAACAGATAATGGCTTCGGACGGTCGGTTTTATGAAGTGATTGAACCTGCTCAGATTACTCAATCCTCTGTAGTGGCTAAAGTCAAAGCACTTTCAACTGGAGCAGGTCAAAATATTATTCAACCTGTTAATGCGAATTTTATGTCTGCCCCTGTTGGGGTACAGACGGCTTGTGTATTGCGTGAGATTGTGGGCGGAACAGATGAAGAAAGTGATAGCTCATTGTTAGAACGTTTGCTTAATCGCATCAGACGACCGCCTGCGGGTGGGAATAAATACGACTATAAGGAATGGGCGTTAAATGTTGATGGGGTTGAAGCTGCATTTGTCTATCCTTTGCGACGAGGATTAGGAACCGTTGATATTGCAATCATCAGTAATAATGATTTGCCAAGCGATGAAACCGTTGCTCGTACACAAGCCTATATTGATGAAGTTCGTCCTGTTACGGCTAAAGAGTCAAAAGTCATTAAACCAATAGCTAGACGAACGGACTTTAATATCAAGGTGAAATTGAGTGGTGTGGATTTAGTCACAATTAAAGCAGAAATTGAGTCTGCATTAGGCAATTATTTTAATCAATTAAGCCCTGCAGATAGTTTAATTGTATCGCAGTGCGAGGCAATTGTGAGTGACTTGATTGGGGTTGTTGATCGTCGAATTATTTCGCCAAGCTCTAATTTACAAGCGAATATTGTGCCAAATGTTGAATGGTTTCGGTTAGGTCGAGTCACGGTGGAGTTAATGCAATGAGCTTTCACGCAAATGTTCTAAAAACGCTTTATCCTCCAGTTTCCTATGACATTAATGGTGAGCAATTTGTAGCTCAATGTGAGGTAGATGGGCGATGCTTCGACCTTTTGCAACAAAGTGCAGAAAGAATGCTTAATGCAATTACCCCTGATGAGTCTCGTGAGATATTGGCAGATTGGGAAAGGGTTTGTGGGATAAGTACCGATCTTTCTAAATCGTATTCAAGTAGAGTCAATAAAGTCATTCTGACATTAAATGCAGTTGGGGGACTTTCTATCCCTTATTTTATGCAGTTAGCGAAGTCTATTGGCTATACCATTGAAATTAAAGAGTTTTCTCATTTGCAAAATGATTTACCGAATGCAGGTGATATTCCTATTCAAAATTCCCCTAGAGAACATTTGGGGTATATGTGGCGGGTTACAGTAACAAATGGCGATAACAATATTACTCGTTTTCGGGCTGGGCAATCTGTGGCAGGAGAACGATTAACGGATTTTGGCGACCGAATTTTAGAAGAATTTTTTACAGATTTAAAACCTGCTCACACCTATTGCTATTTCGCATACATTTAAAGGTATTAAGAAATGAAAACAAAGCTTCCAAATATTGAATCTAATACAGGTAGATTTATTGATGGTAATCCCACAACAGGAACATTAGGGACTGTTGTAACAGCTAAATGGCTTAATGAAGTCCAAGAGCGTATTCAAGACTATTTTGAAGAATTTAAGAATGTATTACTTTTGGCAAATATGCAACCTATTGAAGGAGAAAATAATCAAGTTGCAGACGCTATTAAGTTTTATATTGGAAACCTTAATGCCAGCCCAACCCAAAAAGGCTTAGTTCAACTCGCCAATAACCTAACCACCG